GTGTTGTTGAGGTGCCAACATTACTCACTACAAAAGCGTCTCCCTCAACGTTATTGAAATGCTGACCGATAACGTAGTTGCCATTATCTACTCCAAAACCGGAAAGAGTAACATCTGAGCCCGTAAAAAGTAGTTTTCCATAAATCAGAGTGCCGTTTGATTTGAGGCGTGTTCTGTCTGCTGATGCACCTGGAGCGCCGACACCGCGGATCGTAATGTTGGAACGAGTTACGTTTATGTTTGCCAGATAGGGTCCGTTGCCTAACTGTAAAGTCCATCCATCAGGAGTTCCGTCGATTGCCCTTTTAAGCCATGTTTCTGCGGGGGTGGATGGAAAGTCGTTAATGTGGACAGTGCGGCTGTTGACCTCATCCTGATTTGTTGATGATGCGCCAGACCAAGGCTTCGTAACGTTGATGAGGGCGTCACCCATTCCACTTGCACTGCTAGAAAGCTGCTGCCGCAGTGCAGCATAGCCAACGCTGATCCATGCATTGGCACCAATACCACCGCTGCTTGCTGGCGTTGAATTTGCAGGAACAACTTTTGGAAGCAATCCTTCCCACCGGTAATACTCACCAGTAGATGTGTCTCGTAATACCTGATTAGGTAGTGACAGGGTTGCACCAGCCTGAAACGAATCAACCGTAATATATCCGAATTGAGCAATAGCTTGCTGGGCAAGCCACCTCAGGCCCTCAATGGTGTAGTGCTGATTTCCGAATCGGTCAGCATATTGGCGAGACAGAGAGCTGACGAATTCGTCAATTTTACCGGCATTGAATTTAAGATCGCGTGGTAACTCGCTTGGTACTGGATTTTGAGTAGGTTGAGTAGCCATATTTTTTCCATAAAAAAACCCGGCGCTTTGGCCGGGTCTGGATGGTCAGGGAAATAAATTATTGGTAAATGGCGTCGCTGTATTCGGCGACAGTTAACGATACCGTGTTATCAGTGTTTGGCTTGATGCTGCTTACCGTCCAGAGTTGGCTATCCAGTTCTTCGACTGTTGCTATCAGATAGCGTGATGGCAGTTGCACAGTGTCGCCGTTCCAGATATTGAGCTGAATGCGGGGTATTGCTGAGGTGAATCCATACTTAGTGTCGGCGCGGGCTGCTGCCGGATAGCGCAGAGTCGGATTGCCCAGGCTGTCGGTTACAAGCACATACATCGAACCAGTAAATGCGATCGGCTCGCTGGTATCGAAGTTATCCCCCGTGCGGCCGGTGATGTAACCTTGCTGCTGGTTGCTATCATAGATGTCAGGCATCTGGATGACGCTTCCGACCTGGATTATTCCGTCCTCAAAAACTTTAGCGTTCATCTTCACCCGGGAGTAAATCAGACGTTTGGTTTCGCGCAGCGCGCGCTCCCGAGCCTGGTACTCGTTACGAAAGCCGACGATCTCCAGCTTGTTCGGGTTCTCCGCTTCCTGTTCGACGACGGCACCGTTCAGCACACGATAGTTGATGTACGTCTTATTGTTCGTGGTCGGGTGAACATAGGACACCTGCACTCCGTCATAACCGCCCGGAAGAGTGGCCTCGTACGTCATTTTGTACTCGTCCGTCTTCATGTTTGCCCGGTTGAATACGGCCGCCGGGTAATCAACCTTCTGGTCACGGGTGAATGTCAGCACGCCATCATCCCAGTACGCAATGACAGACGCTGCATTGCAGATCGCCTGCACTCGGTCGCCAAGAGAGTCGTTTTCGTCGTCAAACGTGTAGTCGAAGTAACCCAGTCTCTCATCAGGGAGGCTTTCAGCAATCGAGTAAAGGCCGTACAGGTCAATGCTGCTTACTGGCTGCTCGCCCATAATCAGCCAGGTGTGCGCCACTGCATCAGCGAACGAGCGCGACGCCCGCAGCGTGTATTCGACTGCCTGCGTGTTCAGATCGTAGCTGATGGTGTGACGTGTAACCAACGCGTTGTATTTGCGATCACGGCTGCCAAGGGCATTTTCTGTCGCCCTCACCTTAACGCGCACCAGCGTATCGGTCTGGTGAACGACGTTGGTCCGGATGTTGATGCTATGGATTTTTTCGACTTTCAGCAGAGACGCATCACCTGAGTTATCCGTGCGCTGGAAACTGACCGCATATTTCCCAAAGCCGCCCAGTGGGGTGATTTTGTCTGTTCGGTAGAATACCTGGCTGGTTGACTGGTGCGGCGTCGGCTGCCGATAAATAAATGTCTGCTGTGTACCGGGAACCTGCGTGTAGTCATCGTTGATCTTCCAGATGACGACTTTCCAGTTTGTCTCTTTCTTCCCACCCAGGCTCGACTGCGTATGCACCCATAGCCTGTCAGACGCGACCGGTGAGAAGAATGGCCCCACCACCAACGCCTCATTATCATTCAGCACAAATTTAGTAGTGTTTATTGTGGCATTGGCGGGGATATCCTGTGGCCCCTGCAGTTGATTGAAGGTAAACGTGTACCAGCGAACCGGGTTAATTGTGGCACCGTCTGTCGTTTCTATCGCTGAAATTAAAGTACCGGAATAGGCCGCATCAGTAGTCACGTTTCCAGATGCAGTGCTGTATGTCACATTAATCGTGAAGGTGACCGCGTGTGGCAGCACCAGATTTTTGAAGTATTCAAACTCTGCCTGCTTGACGATTTTAATCGCCATCTGACCGCCTGAATAGCTGCCGCTGACCATCGTATTAGCAGTAGCAGACTGGATCGGGAAATCACTTGCCTCGTTCTGCCCGGGAACCTCCTGCCCGTCCACGTCGTCAAATCCATATCCCTCTATAATTTCAGGTATAACCTGACCGGGTTGATAAAACTGATATTCCGCGCCAGCCAGAGATCCGAGACTGGATTCAGAATAGCGAACCGACTCGTAGTCATAGCTACCAATGCCAACACACATCCACTCTGTGACGTACTTAAGGCCCCCATCCCGAGCGGTCTGAGTGATGTACTCAAAAACAGACTCCTGAATCAGGTCCGGAAACGAACGAATCTGACCGTAAATGTCAGGCTTGGCCTTGTAAACGCGCGCGGTGTTTGTCTGACCGGTCAGGCTATTGTTCGGCGAGTCGACAGAATTTCCGCCACTGTTCGCGATTGCCGGCTTCGGCGCCAGGAACGAAAACACCTGGCCTACTACCTTAAAGATCGGGCTAAGGATGTCGCCAACAATGCCCTTCGGCTGGTCGAATATCTGGATGTGGTCCAGTTCAGTCAGTTCAAACTCCAGTTCATCATCATCGCCCAGCTTAACGCCGTTGCGGACGATCAGCAGATCACGGTGAAAGGTAGCGTCATTGGCCGCCAGCCAGTCATAAAAAAGGGTGCCGTTTGGCACCCTGCAACGCAGCTTAGGCGTTCCTGGAAAATTCGATATCTCAACCAGCGCCATACGAAAAATACTCCACTTTGGTGAATGCCCGCTGAATGACCAGCAACGAGTCCATGCGCACGCTTCCGTTCTCTCCGCGCGAGTGGAGCGCCTGCCTGTTGAGCACTAGGCCAACATGCGCCGGTTGCGCACCGCGGTACCCGACGAATATCCCGCCCTCTACGGGCTTATCGACCTGCTGCCAGAAAACGACGTCACCCTGATAGCAGGTAAAGAAATCCTCGCCGGCTTCGTAGTCCGGAGTCTGGTGTAATTCAATGCCGAGAACGTGCCGGTAATACAGCACCACTATGCCCCAGCAATCCACCTTATCAAATGAACAGGCACGGTTAGCCCACGGCACGCCAATGACCCGCTGGATAAATTCATCTTTAATCATGCGCGTGCCTTATAGGTACTGGAGCCCAGTGTATTCGCGGGGATCGTATAACCGCCCAATATTGTTGTTCAGCGGATTCGTGACGGACAGAGTGACAGATGCAGAGTCGGCGTCGATATCCACCGTCTTGACGTAGAGCTGCCAGGACTTAATAGGCTTAGAGACATCACCGCTGTCGAAGATCTGCCGCGTGGCCGTGATAGCTGTCAGCCGGGCCGCCCCCCTCCACTGCTTCATCAGCGCTTTGATATCCGACGACAGCCGCCCAAGCTTCACCGTCGCGTCGATCACCGGCGT